GTCCTGTATTTGCACTGGCTCATTGCATAACTGACATGGTACAAATGCTGACATGAGATCCAACCATTCACCATTTATCTTAATACCAATGTTACCCATTAGCTTCTCGCTCTCTGTGGTTGCCATTTACCTACATTATTTATCTCATACCAGATAGGTTCGCATTTACCTTCCATGCCTGCATGACCTAACAAAGGACATGCGTAATGCGCCCATTCTTTGCCTGTCTTGGACTTTCCAGTTTTCCATACGCGATGACCATGCAAGCAAGTAGGCACTTCAGCAGCTTCACTTGTACCGATAATTGCTGCAACATAATCCATAGCCTTGTCAAGGGTAACTGGAGCATCGACTACCTTCATGTACTCATTAACTGGAGTAGTCCAGTAATCCTGCTGATCTGGTACAAGATCCTGTACCGCTGGCTTTACTACTTTTGTAGCAACAACCTTTTTCATTTCTTCTTGGCTAGGTCGCTTCCCTTTAGCAGCATAACCTGCATTAGCAAGAGCTCTGCCGATCGCCGAAGTCTCGCAATTCTCCAGTGCTGAAGTACTATTAACGCCTCTATCAGTAACCTTCTCCTCCGCGAGCCCTGTTGTCCATGCAACAAGATCGGTAGCAACTTTGTAAAGATATGCTTTAACAATATATCGATCTTTGTCGCACACTTCCAACTCAGTAGCAATGCGGAAATCTGGATAGTCCTTAATAAACTTTTCAAGTCTCACCTCAACTGTCTCGTAATCGGCTAAATTAAACATAGAGTTCACTCTCCTCCGTAGCTAGTTGCCCAGCCAGTGCGCCATAGCTGCATAGATCTACCCAGTTATCTACATGCTGAGCAGATTGATTAGTCCTAGCCAGTTTAACTAGCACCATGATGCCTGCCACCTGGTAATCGTGGATCGGCATCTGTAAGTAAGCACTGAGCAGGATCGCTGTGTGCTCTAGGTTATCTGCTGGATGACCATAAGTAAGGCCACGATCTCTGATTGTGTCAGTGGCTGATTGTAAAATCTCTTTAGCAATCATTCTTCCCAGTATTCCTGACGGCTAAGTGATCGGCCTCTGTGCCAGCCTTCGCGCTGTCCTTTTTCATAGCCTGTCTTGTAGGCATCTACAGCTACTAAAATCATGCCAAAGATAATACCTATCAGGCAGATTAGTAATGCCTTTTCTTCTATCGTCATTATGTACCTATCTGTAGCAGTGCCCTTGACTGCTTACGATATTAGTGTGACATACCGACAAGCACTAGCTGCGTTAATTTGTATAACAAAATGATAACAATTCTCCAGCGTCTACTGCATCATCTAGCGTGGTGCGAATGTCAGGCGTAAAGTCGTCCATAGAGAGTAAATGATCCATCCTTGTTTATAGGCACTAACATTGGACTAACACGATCTCCATGTGTCTCTATCACTGCTACGCTCATCTGCCAATTAGCACTGCCAGCCTTGAGATAAGAGGCTTTTTTCTTGTCCATGACATTCCCAGCCTCTAAGCCCCACAAAGTCCTGTACGAGGCTCCTATGCCCTCTGTAAAGGCACTGATGCCTGCTCTGTGCGTGTGTCCACAGACTACAGACTTGCCAAACTTTTTAGCCAGACCAAGGGCAGTAAGTCCAGCATTGCTGTTCATCAATCCTTCGTCACCATGTACTAAGACCCAGCCTTTGTGGAACTCAAAGGGCTTTTTGTGGAATCGTATGCCAAGTCCTGCAAAGTCCATAAACTTGGCGTATTCAAGCTCTGGCAGTCCAATGAGGCTAGGTGCTCGTAATAGCGTATGGTAAAGCCTGTCTGTGTGATTGCTGCGAGTGACATCTGTTGTGCCGAGGTCATACAGAATATTCTGCGCAAGGCTTCTGTCAGCATCTAGCGTACCTTCCCATTCTAATTTAGTGCCCTGTGCCCAACGACTCTGTGACTGCATGTCTAGCTCATCGCCTGTGTTTAAGATGAGGTCAAACTTCTCACGCTTTACTAACTTGATAAGATTCTTAACGGCTTGCTCATGGTGATAGGGGATCTGTAGATCCGAGATAACCAGATAGCGTTTCTTAATCATCGTCCTCATCTTCATAATCGCCCATCTTCTCGGGCGGTACTCCATCAGGCAAGATCCAATGCGGATATGCTTGGGGTTCAGTAATCATGAACATGGCAATATCTTCTGCAAAGCCTGCCCTTTTAAGGCTTAGAAAATACTCATACAAGCCAATGCAATAAGCATCTAATTTAGAGTAGCCCTGCTCCTCTAACGCCTTAGTCGCTTTTCTTGCCATGGGAAAATTATCGGTCTAGAAGAAGATTATAGATCTCATCAACACGCTCATTGAGTCTTTTAATTTCAGACAAAAGGTGCGTGATAACAAAGCCCGATAGACCACCTAGCACTGCAAGAGTAGCCAGGTAGAGAGTAAAAAAGTCTGATTGGGTCACTTCTTCATGCCTAGTGCGGGATCATTGACATTTAAGTACCTAAGTACTGGAGGCAGAATAGATGCAACGCCAGCTGCGATAAGTGCCTTAGGATCTGTGACCCCAGCGGCTGCCATTGAAATAACTGCTACTAGAAAGGCTCTAGCCCATGAACCTGCTGCTGTCTTTAGTTCATTCATTACTTGCTCCTAACATAGGTACTTGAAAAAAAGCCTCATCATCGTCAGCTTCTTTCGTAAACGAGATGTGACAGTGGTGTGTGTGTTTATTAGCCCCTGTGTACTCTCGCCATGCCCAACCTTTTTTAGAGGAGGCGATAAGACCATCAAAGATAATGTAGGTAATTCTGCGTTCTTTTTTAGACTTGCATAAGAGACGAATCTGATCTGCAATATCTGGCATGAGATCTGGCTTGGACTTACCACTGACATCACGATCAACATCGATGGCACGAACCCAGCCATTAGCATCGGGATTATGATCGCTAGGGCGAGCTGCGTGTCGGGTATCACCGATCCAGCCATCCGATGTGCGGTCACGACTTGGGAATGTGTCATCAAACTGTTCCCTTAATTGGATAGCAGCTTTACTTAATTGTGGCTTCACAGTCCAAGCGCAGCCTTTAAGTCATCTATTGAAAGACCTACGCTTGCTAATTTCTCAGCAATAGTTGCTTCTGGTGTTGTGCCATCATGGGCACTTAACGCCGCTTGTGCTTCTGTTTTTGTACATTCACCAGACACGATCAAATCCCCATTGTCATTTGTAAATAGGAGCCAGCCAGTTTCCTCATAAAACTTATCTGAATTTAAAGCCTTGTTTGGTATTTTAAAAAGATGTTCCATGATTAGGCTCCTAGGTATGAGAGTTGAAAGTTAGCCCAAATGTTTACAGTTTCGCTGTTGTTTTGTTGATACTTAAGCTCGAAGTAATCTGCGACAGAAGCCGTTATCGTTTGAGAGAATCCAAATGGTGCTGGTGTTGTGTTGTTTCTTATGTACTCACCTTCGCGAACGCCGCCTGTTGTGTATTGCGCGCCGTTTTTATAAACACGCAACAGTTGATAGCCGCCTGGTGTATTAGGGTTACTCAACCAGCCTGAAATTATGTATTTTCCAGCGTAGCCCGCGGGAATTGTCAAGCGTGAATTGTTTGTCGTATTGTCGTGAAATCCGTTTGTGTCAAATTCCTCGGTCGTAAAAGCAATTAACAATTCTGTATTTGCTGTGATTGCCGAGGATACATTTGTTCGTGTTGCATTCACTCCAACAAATGTTGGGCCGGCCGCACTTTGTACAGTGTCAAAGAACAAAGCCGCACTAGTTGTGTTGAAGTAAAGTTGTCCACCTTCATATTGACTTAAGGCTAATGATCCCGCTGTATTTACTGTTGCTGTTCCTGCTGTTACTGTGCAGACACCCGCGCCAATATTTTGTATTTGTACAGTATCACCAGCTGCGAAAAGTGCCGTATTGACTGTAATAGTTGTAGCACTGGCACTATTCATTTGTACAACTGTGCCTGCGTCAGCGGCTACTAAAGTATAACTAGCAGTCTTTGCTGTTGTCGAACCACCGCCCATAGCGGTCTGTTGCAGGCTAGTCATTTGTGCAGCACTTAGCACCTGACCAGTTGTGAAGGTCTGTTTAGCCATTGTCTTTTATCTCCTTAGTAACTTAAAACGCTAGTGTCTAGAATAGCGTATAATGTCGAATCCAAGATGAACCCATCGATGATTGGCTCAGCTGTGCCTAACCTAGTTTTCCATGAGTTAGGTGTAATCGAGTGAGATACATTAAATACCTGCACTGTCTTGGATAAGGTTGTGTTGTTAGGCTGTGTTGTAGTTACGCTGATCGGACTAAAGAAGTCCAGCGTTAAAGCTGCAACAGTGCCAGCAGTGTAATTATCCTGCTGTAGATCCAGAGTAAGTTCATCGACTCTAGAACTTGTGTCCTTGCGGGATGCAACAAAAGCCTGGGCA